CAAAGCCTTCAAATATCAAGCCCGTAGAGATTGCGCGGTACACGGGAATATAAAATCCTCCGACACTAAAACGGGTAGAGCCGCCATGGCAAACCCGAATCTCCAGAACATACCTAATCCTAAGCGCCTAGCAAAAGAATCAAAGTGGATACTGGACTTTTTACGGAATGTACCGCCAGTTCGAAGTGCGTTCGTCCCAAATCCGAATTACCAGTTTGGCATTTTTGATTACAGCCAAATTGAAATGCGCATCTTCGCAATCTACACACAAGAAGAAGGCATGATGCAGGCAATCCGCGACGGCGTTGATTTGCACGACGGCACCGCAAAAATGATGTTCCCAAAGTACGCTGAAAATCCAGAGTTATATCGTACACTTGCCAAAGCCATCAATTTTGGGATCGTCTTCGGCATGGGCATAGAAAAGCTTGCGAACGAGCTGTTAATTCCGCGCTCAGAGGCCCAGGAATTGCGCACAGAGTACTTTAGGCAGTTCCCTGGTGTCAAGACCCTCCAAAACAAATGCAAGCACCACCTGTGGCGTGAGGGCTATCTAATCGGATTGTTTGGACGCAGGTTTGAAGTTCCTGAATCTCAATCGTACGCGGGAGTAAACCGGATAGTGCAAGGTACCGCTGCGAATGTCCTGAAAATCGCAACACTTCAAGTACACCGATTGTTCAATGAACTTGGACTGGATAAAAATCAAATCCGTATGCTACTCACAATTCACGACGAACTTGTCTTCGAAATGCGAAAATCCCTCCCAATGTGGATTTATCCCGCTATCAAAATGACCATGGAAGAAATTAAGCCCGTCCTCCAGTACGGCATCAAAACGGACGTAGACATTGAAATCGCCACCAATAACTGGGCCGAGAAATCAAACTGGGAAATCACAGACAAAGCTATTAATAATGCGAAATTGCCGACAGTGCAAGACAAAATGCGTAGAATGCGCGACTTGCGATTAGAAGCTACAGAACAGGCAAAAATAATTCTTTCGGAAAAGGTTGACTTTGAAACGCTTACGTGTTATAATGTTCCTGAAGTTGATTGGTTTTTGAACTAGGAAACGATTATGAAAGTATTTCTTGACGACTGTAGATCGGCCCCTGAAGGCTGGATATTGGTACGCCACGCAATGGATGCAATTGCCCACTTAAGAAATAACAGTGTCACTCATTTGAGTCTGGATCACGATTTAGGGGACGACATTATAGAAACTGGCTACGACGTCATCCTGTGGATTGAGGAGGCCGTCGCCATGAAAAACTTTATACCGCCAGAAATCACCATACATTCTTCAAACCCTTCAGCCCACAGAAAAATGCAACTAGGAATCAACAAGATAAAGCAACTTGCCAAAAAGGAATTCACAATATGAAAATGAAGCACATTGGACTTTATGATTTGCGCCGTGCTTGCGCGGATTACAATTATGGTGGGCTACCGTATGACCTAGAAGGCACTGCTGTCCCGCCATGGGTATCCGAGCTAATTAAATTGGTAGACGTGCAACAAGAGCAAATTATCGAATTAAGGGCAGAGCTGGACGCACTAAATAGCCGATTAATAGGATAACGAATATGCGCGAATTAATAGACCGGAGAACCTGCGCACAGTGCCGCACCCAAAAAGAATGCACAGACGGCATCAAAAACATTGAGGATTCCAGCCCGTTTTCAGAATGGCACGCGCTGGAATTCCCAAACGAATACGAAAACAATTTGTCACTGCATACTCCAAGTGGTTCGCATATTTTACTTGATTTTTGTTCATTGGATTGCTTGTACAGATTTATATCCGAAAGGGTAGAGAATGAAACCGTCTAAAGTTGGATACATTCCAGAGCGTCTAGCATTTTTCACATCTCCCAGTAAAAAGTTCACCGTGTCCGATACGCAAGTTCAAAAAGTCTACGTGGCCGACGCATCGAACAAGAAAACACGTGAAACCGGAAAAAACTGGGCTGATTATACGTACCGGCGAGGCGGAGAAGACGCGGACAACGAAATACAAATTACGGAACGCGACAATACACCCTTCACTCGCCCACAAATATTAAGCCTGGAATACCGCGAGCAAGGAGGACGCGCTTTCAAAGTTCGACTTCCTGATGGATATTATGTGGACATGCGCGACTACGTATTACTAGAATTAATAAAGGACGCGGGAATCAGCGCAGGAGGATACTGTAACGGCGAGTTCGTATTCGCAATAATGGGCAGTCAAATGACATTGGTGCGCGTTGGATCGCAAATGCACGCGGACCTCGTGGCTTCTGGCGAAAATAAAAAACTAAAACCCATCTCAAAGAAAGACTTAGTCCCAGGCCACTTGTACCGCCAACGCAACGGCGAAGAATTCGTTTTCATAGGCCACATAGACACCATTAAAATACAAGGACACAATGAAAATATACCAAATGAAAGATGGCCGTATCACACCAAGTTCATTCATGACGGTTGGGCCACACTAAAAAATCAAATGCTATTCGTAGAGAAGTCACATTGGCAAAAATTAGAAAAAGACATACTGGACTTGAACAACTTTCATACGTTCAACATAGTCATAAAGAGTTCGCACGCATTGCGAGAAGACCTTGGGTATTTCGAACAGCATTCCGTAGAAGAAGTCCGGAACGCGTATATCGCAGCGTTTGAAAAAGACATGGTTCAGGCTAAAGAAGCGGGAAGAAAGAGTTTTGATCTACCAAAATTTGAAATACTCGCAATGGTAGACAAAGGTGAAGAACCAATAATTCCCGAAGAATTGAAGAAATTGTGCAAATAACCAAATAAAAGCTTGACATTGGGGAGCCGAATGTGCTATACTATGTCAAACGCGACGAAATTTTACACTTACGAGCGGTAGCATAATGGCAGTGCCCTTGTTTTGGGAACAAGGTTGTGTCGGTTCAAGTCCGACTCGCTCGAAAAATTTTAACATAAGAAGTTTAGCATGAAAAATAGTAAAAGCAATGAATACCTTATTGGTGCATTTGAAAAGGGTTATCGAGTAATTAACGGTGCTGTTATTTCTCCATTTTCTGGGAAGCCGTTGAAATTATCTACGAAAACACTAAAATGTGGATATGTCTATAAGTGGTTTACCGTACGGAGCAGTGAAGGGCTGCGCGTTGTCGTTAAAGTACACAGATTAGTAGCGTACCAGAAATTTGGGGAAGAAATGTTTAAGTCTAAGCTGCAAGTTAGGCACCTGGACGGTAACAGTTTAAATAATAAAAACAGCAACATTGCAATAGGCACTGCCTCGGAAAATGCACTAGATAAGTCCCCCGAAATTCGAATGAAAGTTGCGATTAACGCTTCCGCTGCAGGTAGAAAATTTTCTGATAGTAAAATGCGAGAAGTAAAAGAATACCACGCTAAATATAAATCGTATGCGGAAGTTATGGAAAAATTTAATATCTCTTCAAAAGGGACTTTACATTACATTTTAAATCACAACTACGTAACTAGTGCGTAAGAGTTCAAATGTTTAACGAATTTTATTTCGGAGGAAAATGACATGTCAAATGATAATACACCTGGAGCGGCTCTAGCAAAATTACTTGAGCAGGAAATCCGGAAAATGAACGGGGAAGACCTAGATACTACGTCTGCCAAAAAGGAATTCAATAGCGCTCAAAGCACATGGGCTAAAAACATTACCAAAGACGGCACAGCTAGAATTACCATCGGTGAAAAAGAATTTGCAGGTGGTGAAGAAATTTGAATATGTGCAACGGAACATGCATTACCCGTTGAATTAGAGATAGGCGCAACGTCCTTGCTGGTGTAATTGGTAGCACGCCGCTGGAAGGCGGAGATGCGGGTTCGAGTCCCTACAAGGAAACCGTATGGTTCAGTTGTGTAACGAAACGTGAAACCCTTCAGCTTATTCAAAAATTTTAATGTCATCGAAGGCGAATTGGCTTAGCCGCTGGACCTTCACTCCAGTGCTTGCGGGATCGTACCCCGTCGATGACTCCAATTTTATAATATCCCGAGAAAGCTCAATTGGACGAACGCCTGACTGTGGATCAGGAGGCTCCGGATTCGATCTCCGGTCTTGGGACATGCCTGTGTACTCAAATGCTTAAGAGCTTCGATTGCAACCCGAATGTAAGCTGGTTGGATTCCAGCCACAGGCTCCAAATTTTAATATATGTATGGCGGTGTAGCTCAATTGATTAGAGCAATGGACTTTGATTCCATAGGCTGAAAGTTTAAATCTTTCCACCGCTTCCAATTTAATATGCCGAGATAACTCAGTTGGTAGAGAGCCTGCGTGAAGTACAGGAAGCATTCGTTCAATTCGGATTCTCGGCACCATGGTCCAATATTTCAATGGTAGAATCGTGGGTTGTCTCCCCGCAGATCCCGGATCATTACCGGGTTGGATCGCCAAAATTTGAATATGGACACTTAGTTCAGTTGGCAGAACGCCGTTCCTACAAAGCGGAGGTCGGGGGATCGTAACCCTCAGTGTCCACCATGCCCGCATAAGCTAATTGGAAAACCTCGACCCTACGAAGGTCAGATTGTCTGTTCGACTCAGACTGTGGGCGCATTTTTACCTAAATCTGTCTTCTCTGCGTCCGGCGCACAGGCTATGCTGAGGCAGACGCGAACGGGATGGCCTCCTAGTAGTGAAGAAAGCATAGCAGGTTTATAAATTTTAATATGGGCGTATAATTCAACGGTTTAGAATAGCGCACTTTTAATGCACTAATGAAGTTTCGATTACTTCTGCGCCCACCAATTTTCACAATAACAACTGGAGGAAAGTACAATGGCACACACAGTAATGACCGAAAACAACGAAATCCCGGAAATCAGCGCAGGGCTAGTAGCGGAACTTCCCGAGGGCGGGTCTCCCCGAGACAGCACGATTGGAGATTGGTACGCGGCAATCGGCACAGGCTACAAAGGCAATCGCGCATACGGTGAAACACGAGAAATTGCACTTGAACGCGCTGCCGCAACATGGAACAAGGCCATACTAAATCGAATGGAAGCAAGACAACTCAGAAAGAAAGACTACGAGCAGAGTTTTGACGTAGGTTTTGAAGATATCTCCAACCTAAAGGCCACTTAGAGCATTCACATGGAAAAAGTACTACTACTAAACGGAAACTACGACCATCTGAGTCTAATATCCTTTAAGCACGCGGTTCGCCTAATGTTTAGGGGAGCCGTGGAGGCAGTTGGTGAAGAGTTCCATGCTATTCAAGGCGCTGAGGCTGAGTTTAGAGTACCGAAAATTTTGCGCCTGGTAAAACTAGTACGCTACGTATACAAAAGAAAGGTGCGCTTTTCAAAGGCAAATGTTTTCACACGTGACCACCATGTTTGCCAGTACTGCCAAACGCGCATAACCGCAAACCCGACTGTGGACCATATTATACCGAGATCCCAAGGCGGAAAACTAACCTGGGAAAACTCAGTGACGTGCTGCCAATCTTGCAATTACAAAAAAGGCGGGCGAACACCGTCACAAGCGCATATGTCGCTAAAGAAATTGCCGTATGCTCCAACGATTATGGAGTTCATACATTTGAAGTTAAAGGAAACGGGCCTAGCGGAAACGCTGAATCAGTTATTGCGTGATGCTAGTAATGCAGACGCGGGTAAAGTTTAATCTAAGATTATGGGCCAAGGTACCAAGCGGAAGTCATGATCCGCCTCGCCGGACTTTACCGGCTAGGCCCACCAATTTTAATGTGCTGGTATAGTTCAAAAGAAGAATCCCTGTTTTGTAATCAGGGGACTGGGGCGCGATACCTCATACCAGCACCATGCCAGTATAATTCAAGTAGCAGAATACCGCCTTCGTAACGCGGAAATCGGGACGCAAGTTCTCGTACTGGCTCCAGGCGGCATTCGTACAGTGCTAGTACCCAGGATTTCCACTCCTGAGACACGGGTTGAATTCCCGTATGCCGCTCCAAATTTTAATATATGCCCCGGTAGCCCAATTGGTAGCAGGCACACGGTTTAGATCCGTGGTGATGTAGATTCGAATTCTACTCGGGGTACTTTTTATGGGCGTGTGATGTAATGGCAGCCATGACAGACTTAAAATCTGTTGACCGTAATGGTCGTGTGGATTCAAATTCCACCGCGCCTACCAAATTTGAATATCTGTTCCTGGATGGTGAAATTGGTAGCCACAGCGGCCTGTTAAGCCGCCGCCTGTAATGGGCTTGCAAGTTCGATGCTTGCTCCAGGAGCCAAATTTTTATGTCCCAGTAGTTCAGTTGCATAGAACAATTGTCTTCTAAACAATAGGTCGAAGGTTGAATTCCTTCCTGGGACTCCAAATTTTAATATGGAAGCGCTGCCATCAGTGAAGCAATCTGTCTGCTAAACAGTTGACGTTAATTCGTCATGCAGGTGCAAATCCTGTCGCTTCCGATCCGGGTATTGAGCAACAGTGGCTCGTCTGGCTGTAACCCAGATGTCGAAAGACCGTGGTGGTGCAAATCCATCTGCCCGGACCAAATTTTAAAATCTTGTTTCGTAGTTCCAAATATGCTATAATATAGGTATTCTGAGTTCGAACCTATAAGGAAACATATTGTGGAACTATTTTGTGTAAACTGTGGAAACGAGATAACTAAGGATAAGTCAGCTAAGCGTAAATTTTGTTCGCGTTCCTGCTCTGCGGTTTATTCACTTCCTCGGCATACGGGGAAGGTATTTAAAAAGACATGCAAGTGCGGTAAAAAATTTGAATCAAAAACCAGAAATAGAGTACACTGCGAAAACTGTGCTATATACATACCAGTACGCAAAAGGAAAAAGCGGGTACCCAACAAAAACGCGTTTAATCCATGGATTACGAGCACAGGATATTTTGTTGATCGCCGTACGACTACTGGAAAGTACGTTAAGGTACGTGTTCGCGAACACCCAAATGCGAGAAATGGGTATATAGTCGAGCATCGAGTACTAGTAGAAGATAAGCTAGGTAGAATACTGGAAGCGCACGAGGCAGTACACCACATCGACGGTAATCGCAAAAACAACAATCTAAGCAATTTGCAGTTACTTACCCATGCCGCGCACACCAGTCTACACGCTTGTCGCCATGGCGTCAATATGCTGCTATTAAAATGCCCAACATGCGGAATTTTATTTGAACGAGAACGAGGAAAATCGCATGTAAGCAAACGTACGTTGTCTAGTAGTTGCTCAATAGAGTGTGGGCATAAATTTATGTGGAGGCTTCGAAAAGAGCGGAGCAGCAAAGAAGTGCAAAAACTTCTTGCAGAAAATGTAGTTAAGGAGTATAAAGTATTCAATAAGCCTCTAGTGACATAGTCTTAGTATGGAGGGTCTGTTATCGGTGAAAACGAGCAGCCTTGAAAGCTGTGGACTTCGGTTCGGTAGGTTCGACTCCTGCACCCTTCGAAAATTTTAACATGGAGAGTCTGTTATTGCTGGAACGCACGATTTCGAAAATCGCGACTTAGGTCATGGGGGTTGGATTCCCTCACTCTCCGTATTGGCAGTTAATTCAGCGGTAGAAATCGAATCTTATATATTCGTATGCATCGGTTCGACTCCGATACTGCCGACCAAATTTTAATATGGAACTGTATTTCAGTAGGTAGAAAGCGAGTCTGATAAATTCGTACGCGTTTGTTCAATTCAAACCAGTTCCACCATGGGCCGATAGTTCAGTTAGGAGAATACTAGTTTTGCAATCTAGAGGTCGCGGACGCAATTTCCGCTCGGTCCACCAAATTTTTATGGCGTAATAGTTCAATTGGAAGAATAGTTGGTCTCCAAAACCAGAAGACCTCCGTTCAATTCGGAGTTACGCTGCCAAATTTTTTAGGAGGAAAACCACTTGACTTTTCAAAACAAATGTGGTATACTACCATTAGTTAAGTGAACAAAGGGACCACACAATGACATTTGAAGAATTTAAAACGCAATACAGCGGAAAACTGTGGGACGTGGAGGAAATAGCGGAGGGAGTCCTAGAACACGTTACAGACGCTCCTGAACTTTACAGCAGCGCTGAACTTTTTCTAGCTGAACGAGCGTTCCTAATAGAAGAACTAAGAGAACGCGATTTTACAGTTTAATACGCAACCGTTTCTCCCCGCCGAGGACCACAACCAACATGGATCTTGAGTTGAGTTTTTGATCGCGTAATGATCTGCGCGTAGACGTTGATACTATGATGGACTTTGGGTGGTTGCCTCGGCCAGGGAGAAACACGAAATAAATTGAAATACCATTTGACATTCAGGAGATTATGTGGTATACTGATTGTGCTTATGAAAGTTGAACATTGGTTGTCGCGTGAATAAACATTCGCACAATATCGGACGTTAAAAATAGGCTGGAGCAATCCCAACGAATACGTTGCAAGTTCTTCGGTAGCCTGAAACTTGTAGCGCTGGAATAGCCTAACCACCGACGCGGTGACACGATGTCGATTTTGAAATTTTTGCCCATGCCAGACACTTAACGGTGAAGGCTGTCCGGGATGACGCTTCTGTCATGGGCATGTTTTTGCTTTCGTAGGTTTCGGAGCGCACTTGAGAAGGAAGAGCATTGCTTATGTCTAGTATTTCTTTTGCCGGAATTTACGATTGCCCAAAATTTGAATATTGATTTTTGCTTGCCTTGGTCGTTTTTATTTTGCTTATCACATCGTGCGGACTGACTCGCGCATACTCCTTGGCGATTGAGGCAAGCACATTATATTTGAAAATTTTTGACGCGGAATAGAGTAATTGGTAACTCGCTAGTCTCATATTAAGGAAAACACATTAGTGTACTACAGTAAATTACATGAAAACACGGCACTAGCATATGCAAAAGGTTATCGAGTAGTAGATGGGATAGTCATGTCCCCGTATTCAAAAGAACCGCGTACGCTATACACAAAGATGACTAAAAAACATTGTTCATATAAATTTACAATAAAAACGAGCGAAGGAAAAGGTTTTGGAATACCTGTACATAAATTAGTAGCATATCAAAAATTTGGTGACAAGGCATTTGAAACCGGAACGCATGTTAGGCACTTGGATGGTGACAGTTTGAATAACTCAGAAGAGAATATTGCGTTAGGTACTCCATCGGAAAACTCGTTCGATAGGCCCCACAATAAGAGGAAGCAATCTGCAATAAAAACAGCCACCGCTCATCGTAAATTTTCAGATAAAGAATGTGAAGAAATACGAAAATACCACGAAGAAACAAGATCGTATAAAAAGGTAATGGCGAAGTTCAACATTCCAGCAAAATCTTCACTTCGTTGTATTTTAACTACTGAGTATGTAACTACAGTTTAATCCTGACGCAGCGTGGAGGAGTTGGTCACCTCGCGGGTTTCATACGCCTGAGACACGAATTCGAATTTCGTCGCTGCTACCAATAATTTTGCGGAGTAGTGTAGAAGTTAACATGCTGGATTCATATTCCAGTGCCTCAAGGGCCAATCTTGACTCCGCTCCCAATCCTCGCAGGCTAACTAACGAATGTTGTAAAACGCTGCGAGACGCGGAGACCTAGCTAACCCGCGTCCCCTTCGCCGTAAGGGTCGTATGCCGAACGTCGGGCAAATAAAACGGTAAGACGTGACATTCGGGAGAGACCGAAAACTTGAATATAGCGCCCACTGATAAAATGTTCAGTACTTTTCGCACTACGCTTACGGAGGAATACGAATGCCCATAGAAATTGAACGACGTGTTTGCAAAAATTGCGGCCAAATAACTGACTATGAAAAAGGCCACGTTGTGTATGGGCCAAGCAATTATCCGTTCGATGCGTGGTGCTCATTGAAAGTCCCACTAGGCGCTATACCTACGCTTAAAATGACTTGCGCGAGCAATCAAAAACTTATGTTGGAATTTTGTTGCTACCAATGTCTTTTTTCTTTTTTGGATGAAGACAATCGACATGGCACTTAATATTTTGAGTCTTTAGGAATACAACAACCGGAGGAAACGACAATGTTGGACTACGCATATGGATTAGGATTTTTTACTTTTGGAACAGGTCTTTGGCTTTGGCTTATCGGAATACCTGTAGGGTACTTGGGCTGGCAGATGGCGACGAATTACATAACCGACAAAACTGAGCCACTGCACGCTAAAGGGATAGCAATAGAGAAGTTCATGGACGAGCGGATTAACGATATTGAAGACCCCTGGGACACCCTGTGGTTTGCTTCTTTGGGCACTATGTCGGTAGCAATATTAGGTTTCGTATGGCCTGTCGCTCTTCCTATATGCGTAGTGCTTTTATCACTGCGATGTCTACGCTGGTGCTTTCGACTTAAAACCAAGGTAGGATCAATTGGCAGCACCGCCCATAAACACACAGGCGACCAAGTTAACATTGAACCGGTTATAACTGGCCCAGTAAAATTTTAGAATGGGCATGCTAAGCTGGATTAAAAAGCGCGGATTCAAACTAGGCTGGACATTGAAGTTTCGAGGAAAGTCCCAACACAAAAAGAGGAAATAACCGTGCCCCCAAAAATAAAATACTCAGTGCAAGTGCTCGTACCCGAAGAAACCAACTCAGAATACACAACTCACCGGAAAATTGACCTGCTCGATTTATGCCAAGCCATAGAACTCGCCAAAATCAACAATTCAATGGTAACAATTACAATACAAGACGGACACGATGGAGAAATGTACTGTAGCCGTGAGTTTCAACTGGACCCAATGGCATGCGCAAGTGTTCGCAGCAGTACAGTATATTGACATTGTATAAGTTTTTAGCAGTATTATCACTATTCAAAGCGCGTAAAATTAAATCCAAAAATAACTTGACATTCGAACTGTGGTATGGTATACTATGTGTACTTAAGATATAAAAATTGAAAACACAACTTCAACACCAAAACTCCTGGAGGAAAACAATGAGTACCCAATTACACCAACTTCTACCCGCCGAATCTGACTTGGCAGGTCGCACTAAACGCATTTTGGCGGAAGGAATCACAACCTTCACCAAAAAGACTGAGCACTTCACAGGGCATACGCGAACCTTGACAATGCACGACGAATCGCGTTCAAACGAGGATCTCACCGAAGTCAAGGCACTCACGACCACCGTAGCGGATAAACTTGCCTACATACAGGATAGTGTGATACCATATTACGATGCAATGGTTGCAAAAGAAACCACTAACCAATCAGCGCGAGCGGACGTTATTGTAGATGGGACCAAACTACTTTCAGACGTGCCTGCTACCGCGCTGCTGGCATTTGAATCTCGTCTGAAAGACTTGCGCACAGTGTACGAAGCGATCCCCACGTTGGCTCCTGGTGTGGACTGGATAGCCGACAACACAAAATTCAACGTATGGAAGGACAAAAACAATAAGAAATCCACTAAAACTGAGAAATCCATGCAGTTCAAAGAGGTTTCCCCAGCCCTTGGCGCACACAAGGCCCAAGTGGAAACCTGGGCAGCGGACGTTCCCGTAGGCACATACGTTCAGACTACCGAGTGCTCCATGCTTACGCCCGGTGAGAAATCCAAGTACCTTGGCAAAATCGACGCTTTGATTACCGCTGTAAAAATGGCGCGACAAAAAGCAAACTGCGCGGAAGTTCCAGCCTACAGTGGCGCAGGCGCGGCCATCTTCAACTATATTCACGAAAGTGACTAACAGGTTTTTGCGGGACATAGTTCTCGCAAGGTCTAAGCTCAATCTCAAATTCAAGCTAAAAGCCGCGTGATATAAGACACGCGCACTTAAAATTCAGAGTTTTACGACCTTAAGTTCAACTCGCCAAAAGTTTAATATTCGATGGAAAGTCCAATACACAACTCCAGACGCCGGTTCAATTCCGGCTACGGCCCCCATAATTTTCAATGGCCGTATGGTCTAGCGGCAAGACAGGAAGTAATTACACTGAGGCTCTCCATTCAGAAGAAAGAACTATCACAAACGGCACATCTCTTGAAAAGATGCAACTTTGGGTGGTGCCGTGCGGAATGCGGCATCACCTTTTCTTAACCATTGAAATCCGACATAAGGAATAGGACATATGCTTAATAACTATTTTAACTTCAAACCTGATGGACACAGCATGCAACGCACATGGGAGAAAGTATACCAATCCCCCGAGTACTGGAGAGACATGCGAAAAGGGCGCACACTCAAGAATAGGAAAGCCACAAAGAATGTTTGACGATCTTGCATTGGATCTCGTAAACGTCCTCAGAGAAGACTTCGCAGGCCGAGTGGGCATAGACATTAACAAGCTGCCTCCGGAGACGCTAGACGCCCTTATAGAGCGCTTACTGGACAAATTTGGGAGCCTACTTCTGGAGAACGCTGTCCAAATCTACACAGAAGCAAGCAAACTAACAACCGACGAGATCACCCAGCAAGACCTGCTCGGACTGGCCGTGCTAAACGAAGAGGGCAATGGACTCAGCTACGTACCCCCCAATGATGACGGACCTATGATCGTGACGCTTGGAACACGTGAATTTTTACGCGCCTTGTCTTCTGAAGGTCTAATATGCTACATTAGTTTAGAATCTATCTACATGCTTATTCCGGACCTCCAAGAAAACGTTGCCCATGCCTGAAGAACCAATTGTAATTTTACAAGATGATCGCGAGAAGGTGAGAACCTGGGACCAGGAATTCCTTGGAGACGCGTTTGCCGTAAAGCGTACGCGTCTCCACACAGGTGACTACACATTTGAGCGATATTCCGATTTGGTTTGCATTGAACGAAAAGCAAACTGGGAGGAAATCGCCACCAACATTTGTAAAAAGGACGGCAGGCGCAGGCTACAACACGAATTTCAACGAATGGAAGCCTATCCATTGCGGTTCCTGATAGTGGAGAGTAGTATTACGCAAATCCCATTCACAAAGTTTTACAGTGCCTATATGGGACCGCAAAACTTGCGAGAATGGATTTATAAAGCGACCTTGGAGCACGGCGTTCAAATGTTTTGTATCGGACGAGACGCTAAACACTCGCAGGTTTTCATGCGCGAATTTTTAACCGCGCTTTACACTCAAATCACCTGCCACAAACTTTCACGAGGCGTAAAAAACGAGATCATGCTGAGGAAAAAAGAAAATGGATGACATAGTGGTCACATGCGTGCAATGCAAAACCGCCAAACTCAGTAGAAACTCAAACGACCTTCACTATGTTGGATCCAATATGCACGAGCAATTAGAAGACGCGGGTTGGACACGCCCTTGCCCAATGACGAGAACCGCGCTGTGCCCAACGTGTACACAAAAAGAAGAGGCACAGAAGCCAATAGAGGAATCCGCGCATGGTTGAGTTCAAAAGGAATATGGTGTACGGCCTTGACCTTGATTTCGTAAACGCCTTGGAGAACAAATTGAAAACCCGACACAAGCGCTTGGCAAAAGAACTGATTAGCATTGTTGAGGAAGTTTGCTTTGACCTTGGATGGGACAAGGACGCCATGGTATACAACGCTAGGCAATCAAACATAGAGGAATGCCAATATGATATCTATTAGACCACATGCGCTACCCGTTTTTACTCCCGAATTCATGCGCGAACTTGAATTTCACTTGGATAAAAAACCACAAACATTCGTTGATGAATTCATGCAGGTTCTCGAAGACACTTGCGAAAAATACAAAACTAGTGGAATCGTGCCCTCTGATAACCTATGGTGGGACGAAGAAGACTCTTAAACGCAGGAGAAAACGCAATGTTAAAGAACAGCACGGTCATCCGTGAATCCGGCCTCCTAGATTTTGAACTTGTACAAGAAATCGACTACCGCATGTACCAACTTGATCCTGAAATTGCCGCCGAGTTCGTCACAATAATTGAAAACGCATGCAAGGAAGTCGCGTCTCGCGAAGGCCACGCGGGTTACCTAGTCAACAATGAAATGCTCGAAGGCCATTAACCAAGCATGGATGAAAAATGAAACCTCAAATTACAATACTCCGACCTGATCTATGGGAAACCTGCCCAGAGCAAATAGCAATTGACATAGACGCGCTTATTGCAGCGCTAGTACTGTATGTTCCTATTGTACGCACCAAAGGAATAGACGCGACTATTTTGGACCTTTTGCTTACGCAGCTAGGCTCCATTTTGCTTTGTATTCGTGCTCAAGCGAACTCTGAAACAGGTATCTGCGCTTCCATGGACATTATAGCGGACGCCATTACACAACTTTCCGAGTTAGTGGACTTTCCAGAAAAAGAAGATGCGCCTGAATGGACTAAAGACTTGTTCACAAAAATGGACAATAAACAATGATGGAAATCCAACCGACAACCGAGTTAACTGCCCTGTTCAACTCGAAGATTGCATGCGCGAAATCCTGCTGGCGCAAGTACTACTGGACTTACGTGCGCAACTTCGAGCGTAATGGATTTTACGAACCTTTCTTTGTTGGGAGCGCTTGTCACGCGGGTCTCGAAGCCTTTTACTTGGGCAAAAGCGAGGAAAGTGTTATCCGAGCCGCCGAAAAGTACATGGACGAGTACGTCTTCAAAAACTTTGTGCATGATATGGCACTAGAACGCTCTGAGAAGGCCAGGATGCTCGTTACAGGCATTCTACACGGATATGTACACTCACATAAGGCTGAAGCCAAAAACACGAACGTGGTCTTTACGGAACGCACAATTGAAATTCCAATGCCCGGTGCAGGCGTCCCTTACGTGGGCACAATCGACTTGGCAATTGAAAAGCGCAGAAGAATTTGGATAGTGGATCATAAGTTTTATCGCACAATTGATGAGAATGTCGTGCGTGGTCTAAAAATTGACCCGCAAGTCCAAATGTACATGCTTATGATGCGCTCAGCCTATGGTGAAAAAGTTGGCGGATGCATTTACAACATGGTCAAAAAGCCTATGATTCGTCAGAAAAAGGCCACTAAAAACAAAGCCGAAGAATCGCGTGTCGATTTCCTGCTCCGCCTTGAAGAATGTTTTACGCAAAAGGGCGCGGAGTATATGGTTAGAGAGCGTGTGCCGTTCAGCAAAAAAGATACGCGCATGTCATTTATTGATACGCATCAATGGTCCATGTTGTTGAGGATTATGCATGACCGCTCAGAGAAGACACTACTAAACCCAAATGCGTGGCCGAAAAGCACAAAAGCCTGTTTTGAATTCGGGACCAGCAATAAATGCGAGTTCTTCGATTTGTGCAGAAACCACTGCACGGGAAACGGCGTAAACCAAATGGGCTTCAGGCAGCGCACGGGGCTGGAACGGGGCGACGTTATAAAAACCGCACTAAAGATTGACGTATAGGAAAACAAAATGAGTAAAGACACTGAAATTTCTTTTATATCTCTTGCTGACTTGCGCAAAGAGTTGGACGACAAGTTGGAAAAATACGCCAGCATGGACCCGCACAGTGCCGCCGGAAAAATTGCATTGGAAGGGGTCCGGGAGGCGGAGGTAATTTATTTAAACTCAAAGCAATTTTTAGATCAGAAAGCAAATACACAATGAACTGGATATTCGACACGTTAATCTGGATATTGACGACCTTCCAATCCTGGTGGAACATGCATCCTTGGTTATTCGGGCTTGGGGCAACGGTGTCCGCGTTAGTTTTTCTTTATATAATGTGCGTGATTTCGATTGTGCTAATGCTGCATTTTGGAACCTGGGGAAGATAATATGCGCGAAAAACTATTCACACTGACCAAAAAAGACTTTGAAGTCCAAACGTTCAGAGGTAGCGGTCCAGGCGGGCAACATCGTAACAAAACAGATTCCGCAGTGCGCATAATTCACAAGGAAAGTGGCGCGTCCGCAGAATCTCAAACTAGTCGCAGTCAACGCTCGAACAAAAAAGTCGCGTTTGAACGCTTATCCAAAACACCAAAATTCAAACTGTGGCTAAGCAAGCGAATTCATAATCTACCGACGTCTCCAGAAGAAATTGAAATACTGGACAAGGATATTATTACTGAATTTCAAGTCGAAGGAAAATGGAAAAAGCAATGAACCACACACCCGAGCAATGCGTATACTATTTCGCGACTGGATCCCCTCATGATAAAAGTCAGTGCGAATGCACACTGCACGAAGTACTGCGGCAAACATCCGAATGTGAAGGGGTACCGTGCGGGTTCGCGGATTTTTACTGTCAATGCCCCGAATGCGTCGGACAGGAAAAAGAATAATGAAAATACTGTGGGAAGACATGCCCATAGCAGCGCCAAACATAGAACTGGTTAACTGCTTATTCGGGAGACTTCCGCCAAACGATATTCTTTGGGCTTTTCGTTTGGTAAAATTGGAGGAAGAGTGGATATTAGAAGGACTAGTCAATGAAACTTGGCGGGAAGATGAAGTTTTAGGTAAATACCGTACCGTGAACCTTGGAAAACAATTCGCAAAAAATTGGCTAAATCAAAGACTAGCGGAGGAGAAGGAATAATGGAATGCCTAGTGCAAAAACGAGACGGTACTTACGAACTACGCGATGATATTCCAGGACCATATTGCAGTGAGCAAGACCCAGCAACCGAGCACAGTGATTATTGCAACATGTGTGGGACTTGCCTAGTGTGCGCCTTCGAGGACTCCTGCTACCCGCACACCAATGAAGACCATTCCTGGATTATCCCAATATCAGACATTCGGAATCCACATTGTACCATTAAGGAGGAAAACCATGAATAACGATCAAATTACCGAGCATTTAGCGGCAAAGTTCGACGAATGGGTTGAAAGTATCCCTGACCTTGCTTTGCGCAATTTAATAATTCGAGACGCATATATAGCGGGAGGCGCAATCGCAAGTCTAGTCAACAACGAGTATGCGCGTGATTATGATATATTTTTTCGAACATTGGAAACTTGCGCACGCGTAACACATTATTATGCAACCAATGTTTTGGCAAAGGGTACAGTGTCGAAACATGCCATCACTTTACCTAACCAAGTACAACTAATTACGCACTGGTGGGGAGGACATGATGACATACTCGGACAATTCGACTTCGAGCACACTAAAGCGCATTGGAACGCGAGTGATAATAAATTATATATACCGGATGAAACAAAACTGGCAATCCGTGACAAAACATTAAGATACACTGGCAGATCTAGGTATCCAGTAAGGTCACTAGTGCGTGCGGTTGATTTTCAGCAACGCAGGTGGAATTTAAGCTATGTAACCTTGCTGCATATTATTGCGGATATTCTGAAATTGAAAATCGAAAGTCCCGCAGAATTCATAAAGCAACTGGGTGGGCTATACTTGGACCCGCAAGAGGAAAATGAACTTGAAGATATAATTGCAACCATGTTCTAGCGCAACAGCAGTAAGGAAAGTATTATGCAAATTACCGCAGTACCCACCTTAGATATTGCAACCGCAAAACCAAACCGTATCCGAGTACAAGAACACATTGACCATGCATGCCTTTGCAAACTATGTGGGCATGCGCTGGTCACCGCAGGTAGCAAATGCCAAGCATGCGGAAACCGAGCACTGCCAAAACGACGTAAAAAATGAAAAAACGACCATCTTACAAAGACCTCGGCCCGAACTCAGTGTGGTGTGAAACATGCAAGCACCCTTGGTGGGACGGCCAGTGTAGCGCAGCGCCCATCTACCCTAAAAACGGGGACGACTTAAAAGCAAGCGAAGCAACTTATCAACGTTACTGCCCGAATGGGCACAAAATATAAACCAGCGTAGAAAGAGGAAAAATGAGCGTTACATACAAAACTAAAACACCGGATCCAGAAATCGCGTCAGATGACTTTTGGTACGACCTAACTGATGGTGGATATTTCAAACCTAAAGACTTTCTAGTACACCAAAAAGACATTGAGGAGGTTAACGATGCAATTTATACGTTGATGAAGTTCAAAAACTCAGTGGAAGACTTGATCGAAGAAATGTAAAGGAAAAACACAATATGGTACAAATCAAAAAACGAGCACCCATCCAAATTCCAGCCACTGCAACAAAGGAACCGTCAAACCCGACCAAACTCTCCATTTGCTTGATGGGACCACCAAAATTTGGAAAATCAGACTGGGCCAATCAACTGGGTGACGCATTATTCATAGACACGGAAGACGGTCTAAAAGAATTGAAAACCCGTGACCTCCGATGCCTGAACTGGGAAACCTATTTAGACATTATTGATGAACTGGAAAGCGCGGAACCCAATTACGACTTTTTAGTGTTGGACACGGTATCCCGCCTCTATGATCAGTGCTTCAAGTATGTCTGTAAAAAGAATGGTTTTGAGCACCCCGCAGACCAAGCCCACGGCAAAGGGTGGTCATTGATCGGCAAGGAGTGGTCCGAGGGTATCTGGCGTGCGAATTCGCTAAACGCAGGCTGCATATTCATAGCCCATTCCAAACAAAAAGAAGTGGACGTGATTCGCAACGGATTCAAAACGAAAGTGCAACAAGAGGTTATGAGCTTGCCGCCGAGCGGTGCTGAAAACGTGAACACACTCGTGGACTGCATATTGACCGGCGGGTACGTGCAAACCGCCAATAACCAGTCCACCAGTGAGGACCGTGTTTGGTACACGCGCTCGACATCCGCCAATCAAGCGGGAAGCAGGTTCCTACTACCGGAGACCATTGAATGGGATCCGAAGCATTTCAAAGCAGCCCTAACCCAAAAGGAGAAAAAATCGGCATCCAAACCTAGACGAAGACGCAAACAATAGCATGCAGAAAGGAAAAACAAGAATGAAAACCCTAAACAATTGCGATGTTGAGGGCGCAAAAGAACAAGTTTCCGACCTAGAAGTTTTCGGAAATGGAGACACGTTTTTGCTTATTTGCAAAGCGTCCTCCAAAGAAGAAAAATGGATGAAGTCCACAAAAGCTATGCCCGTGCTCGGTGTAGGGTGCGTAGTACAAGTTACCACACAACAAGGAGACTCTATCGCAGAGGCACTTACGTTTGTTCCAGGAGCCTGTATTGTGGAAGACTATAGTGCAGACAATACCGTTACTGCCCGCCGCGTGTTCGCAGGCAATAACATCAACGCAGGAACAATAGTTAATAGCGCTGCTTGCGAATAGCAGTACATTACCAACTCAAAAACAACACCAAAACACCAAAAGGAAAAGACCAATATGACAGCAACACTTGAACAACTGCAACAAGCATGGACCGAATCGGCGGCAACCGGAGGAAGCAGCCAACGCGATGAATTTGAACCTGACACGTTTCCGGCCATCCTGGGCGACTGCTCGGTTGGCGCTGGGAAGAAAAACCCAGACGTGTTTAGAACCTACATTCCCTTCCGGGCGCTCGACGGCATTAACAAAGGAAAAGGAGGACTGAAAACCGAGCAACTGGCTACCGCCCAGAACTTGAGTTTCCTAAAAGAGGACTTCCGACGCATGGAAATTGAAGCGCCGGAAGACACCAAGGACATTCCCGCCGCAGTCGCGCAAATGAGCGGCCTTGGCGTCGAAATGACCGTTAAGCAATCTGGCGAGTACACCAACTTCTACATTAACGGCCTCATGGACGTTAGTGATTACGACAACCCCACGAGCTTCGCGGACACCGTGGCCGAGTCGGAAGAGGAAAAGTCCAAAGACATCGACGACATGGACACTAAAGAACTGCTTGCTGAGATTAAATCGCTCGGCTTGAAAGTTCCGTCCAAACGCAAACTCGAAAGCATGGACGACGATGATCTCCGCGACATTATCGATCCGCCTCCAGCAGCCGAATAACCAACTGTCCTGGGCAAGACATTAAACTGCCCATTCCAAAAGGAAAAACAATATGCTCGAAAAAGACATGGACAGACTTATAAACTTGGTGGATTTGCTTGCTACGCACGCGTGCATGACTGACGCGGAAAGCAAGTACGGACATGAAATAAAAATTGAACGGGACTTGGCGATCTTCCGGGAAAACCTCGGAAAAATTGAACCTAGACCCCTTAACCTAAAAGACAGCACTGTGCTAATCGCTGACGAAGTTGACTAATTTTTTGGGCAATACATGGAGGTAGCGCCCTTCTCACTGTGTGCGCAAATCAATGTGCAGGGTTTTGGAATGTCCGTTACATAGGATAACGGCAAACCGTAGGAAACGAGGGCGCGGGATATTGGGATTCCCGCCACAGTGACTTAATTGAATATTTTTATCGCTGCGCAACGCAAACACGAATGCGCATGGGCCGGAGGTTACTTTCGAATGGGGTGACCAGCAAGGAACTTCCCTGGGCAATACCCGGCGAGGTACGGAAAGTCCGGGGTAATGGTGACGGACGCGATAATGAATAAGAGGAAAACAATGTGAACAGACGAAATTTTTTGCAGTCTTCCGCCGTACTACTGAGCGCTTGTATAGTTCCTAAAACATTCGCAAGCACTATTTCCCCAGAACGTGGTAGAAAACCTTGGGCAATTCGCCTAGAAACGTATGACAAAAAAGAGCTAACAACCCTACCGATCACTATCACCACTGAATTTTGCGCAGAAGGGGCGATATTGCATACAGGCACCATTGGCATAGAAGGGTGCGCATTGCTCGACACTAAGCATAATATCATGCGCCGATACTCAATCAGCACTTCTAATAAGGCCGACCTGCATATCTCCTGCCCGTATGTCAATGCTGGAGACACTATACGCATGTGCATGCCAAAGAATTATTTACTTAACGCAGCCTAATAAGGAACGAACATGAACAGAAAAACATTTTTACAAAGTTGCATTTCCCTAATGCCGGTAGCATTCTTAGGTAGTGCTACTCCTGCAGCTAGTGCGGAGAACTTCACACATGCCGCGAATTCTAAAATAAATATCTTTAACTGTCCGTGGAAGACCAAATGTTCATTTATAGTGCATCCTGAAGCTATCTATTGGAAATTCGTTAACTCGGACTTAGCCTGCGCCGTTTCTCCGAAGCACGCTAGGATAGGCTATTCCAAAGCAAAATGGGTTGTTGAATTTTTCACTAGAAGACCTGGAATAGCGAACAATCCGTACAAAACACACCTCATCAACGCTACTTGTACTTTGGAAAACTGCGGTGAGTTATCTAGCGCCCTAAGTTTAGCGGACGAGTGCATCAATGTGGTTTATTATGACTTGGGAAACTCGAACATTGTCCCTTCCAAAAGTGCTCGTCTAATGTCAGCGCAGTCACCATGGATAAAAAATACTACCACAATTCTTCGATGGCTGCAGCAAGAAGATCAAAAAAATTTAGGGCGCAATGCACCGTGGGCAATTCAAGCAAGAACAAAAGAAGATGAGATAGTGGCGACGTTTGTACTAAAAACTTCTGGAGACGCGATAGATTTTAACGTAATCGGAGGAACAGTGGAACCAGGTTCTATCTATCTAATCAATAAATATTTCCATAAATTGTCGCGAGTATCGGTAAAAGGCTTGCTCCAGCACAGGGCACTATTGTATTCTGGAGAAGTAATAAAGATACCTAAAAATTGGTATTTTTATGGCACAAAAAGTGAAATAATATGAACACACCCGAAAAAGATTCCGAAATAAAAAAAAAACACCACTAAACACATAGCAACTATTCAAGTGTGGATCGAAGCCTTGCACATTCTTGATTCCATGAGTAAAGGCCCGCCAAAACACTTAAACAAAAAACGACTAATCGTGAAGTTGTTTGAACGATTTCATAATAAAATGGCAAACAGAATAATGCAACAAATACAAAGGGAACTCAAAAAATCGTGAACACGCCAATAAGAACACTCGGAACAGCCAAACCCGACAAGAAGACAACCGAATACCTATTAAAACTGAACAACTTTATCACCCGACTGCATGACCTTCATATTGTTCACCAAGAAATTGGCGGGCATCTCGAATCTGAGAATCCCGTGCGCGAAATTTCAGAACGCGTACACGACAAACTTGCGGCAAAACTTGAAAACGACATCGAAAAAATCTTGGAAAAACTATACACAAAACAACTTAACGCAGTACCGCACGAGGAGGAAGACAATGCCCAAAAGACCTAGAACCGATCCCCGCCTAGCACAACCAATCGATAATGTGCCGTGCGCAGAGGACGCCTTAATGGACAACGCGGAACCATTTGGAGAACCTCTGCCCCTAACAACAAAAGAAGCCGTAGCCGAGCTAATCAAAAATGAAAAACCAGACATGGTCAACCGCCCTTCACATTATGCCGCTGCGTGTCGAATTCCCGAAGGAAACTACGACCCTGAAACCAAAATCGCGTTCATCGAATGTTTGGACGTTATTGAAGCGTTGAATTTGGATATGACCGGGCATTTACAAAACGTCTTCAAGTACATCTGGCGAGCAGGCAAAAAACAAAATACGGATACGCTGGAAGACTTGAAGAAGGCCCAAGTTTACCTTGATCGGCATATTGTTCGAACTGAGCGCACAAAGGAGAGTAAAAATGGGTGACCTTACTACAATAACCAAACACATTAGGCACATCAAAAAAGAAATAAAACACGCTGAAAAGGAAATGAGCAAAACAGTCGAAGTACTTGCGCAAAAATCCACAGTAACAGAGTTGGATAGTAAAGCGCTTGGCTACGCTATTGAATGGGCCATGCAACTTGAGCAACAACGCCACGAGGCTATTTTGGTAAAAGCTAAGTTGGAAAATCAGTACACATTGCCACATGCAGACCTTGCTGGCTGGCTATGGAACAACGAACCACACGCAAAGGAATAAACATTATGAAATTCAAAACACTAGACAAGTACATAGAATATTTATACGCGGAAATTGAATTCATGCGCAAGGATCCGGATTTTTACATGGAGAGGTTGCACGCGTTTGACAAATATTTGAACAATGCAATAATCCAAAAATTCCAAAACAACGAAGAGCACAACACGTACATTAGTTATCCTACGTATGCACCGCCCGTTTATCCTTATTATGAATATCCGAGGTATCCTCCTTCCCCTGTTATTACGTGGAGCGGATCCAGTACGGACCTCCAGGAGTAATCGAGTATGCTATTCTACATTGTGCTGATATTCTCCGCGCTGTTCATACTAGGAATATGGTACGGGAACGCTAATAGCTCGGGAGGCGTACTGGACTTGCCGGATCCTGCGGGATGCAGTGTCGCTGTTGTTAGTTTTTTGATACTACTGGTTTGCGCTGGAATTTATATTGGAAAACTTTACCTATGAATGACACCACAAATATGAACTTCTATACCAAACCCTGTCTAGAGCCTTATTCAACTTGCATTTGGTGCAAAAGAGCAATTCCAATTCGATTACTATATGTAAACCACTACGAAAACGGAGAGTCAATATTGGAGTGGCCGTGCTGCAATGCTTCACAGCGAATATGGTCCCCGCAAAATCCCAATGAGGAATAATATATGAGCTACTTGGACTTTTTTATTTATGTTGCGCTGGTTTTGCCCGCGCTTTTAACTGGGTTTTTCGTTGTGGTGATAATAGGCGGAATTCTTGGCTGGGCATTCCCTTTTCCACCTAAAAAGGAGGACGAATCTTGATAGCCCACCGTGAAGACGACCTTTTAATAAATGAACCTCCGTTCGCTATTATTGTCCAAAAAGAGGGGGCACAATACACAATCGCAGGTAAAACGCAGTGCGGCAAAAAATCAGAAGCGGTTGACGTAGTTCTCACTGAATTGCGCGAGCACGTTGAATCTTGCAAATGCGATATCGCCGCGTTAATGAAGTATAGATCCGCATTAGAGAATGTCGAACACCTAGAACAAAGAAAGTAGGTATATGCACCATTTGATAAGTTATTCTGGTGGCATCACAAGTTGGGGCACCGCCAAACTGGTTATAGACACTATTGCAAAACCTGAAGACACCGTTGAACTGTTGTTCGCGGACACCTTAATAGAAGATCCTGATTTACATCGCTTTTTGGACGAGACAAGCGAAAAATTTGGAGTGCCAATTACCAAACTATGTGACGGTAGAACACCGTGGGAAGTTTTCAGGTCCGAGAAATTCCAGGGAGACAGTCGCATCGATCCGTGCAGTCGCCATCTAAAGAGAAAACTACTTTGGAAATACATAAAAGACAACTATTCCCCGGAAGAAGTGGTAATCTATTTGGGACTAGACGCGAATGAAGCACACCGTTTGGAGCGTACTCGCGAATCCAGAGATGCCTATACTATCCGCGCCCCACTCGTGGAGAATGATACCTTCAAAGAGTCCGTGTTCGAATGGTTAAAAGAATGCAACATTGAACCTCCCAGCTTGTATGGTTATGGTTTTAGCCACAACAACTGCGGAGGCTTCTGCATAAAAAGCGGACAAGGTCAGTTCAAATTATTGATGGACCACTTTCCAGAACGCTACGAATGGCACATAGCCGAGCAAGAAAAAACATTCAAAGAACTTGGAAAACGTCACCCATTCATACGCAAAATGATAAACGGAAAAGTTCGGTATTTATCGTTGGCGGATTTCCGACGGAGAGTAAAGGCAGGCGAAGAGTTTGACAAGTTTGAACTTGGAGGCTGCGGCTGCGCTATTGATTAGTGAAAACCATGCAACCGAAAATAGCCCGTCTAAAACAATAATGAGCACCCAATAAATGGCAACAAAGAAAATCCGATGGTCTCGCAGTGGACGACAACGCATAGCCGACAACATGGCGTCCCTAAAGGAAAACCTATCCACACTCATTCATTACCCTACTCCGCAGGAGCAGCAGCTTGTTGAATTTTGCATGTTGCCCGCCATCTCCCTTAAATGGCAATCTAAGCCCCTTTGGTGTATGGTCGTAGGCCCACCAAGCAGCGGAAAAACCCTCCATATCGAATTAATGAAAAACTGGAATGACGCAGTATTCGTTTCAAGCATCACAAAGAATTCCCTTATTAGTGGATACCGCGAAGACTCAAGCAAGGATGACGACGCTCCTGATCCTTCGCTGCTTCCTGAGCTAGACGGCAAAGTTATGGTCCTTAAAGATTTAACGTGCTTGCTTGAAGGCCCGAAGGATGACCTTCACGCAGTAATGGGACAATTACGAGACGTCTATGATGGCGAAATTTCAAAAGCATTCGGCAACATTGGGCTACAGTCGCATAAGAGCCGCTTCAACATGTTAATTGCCGTGACCCCTGCAATCGACAGCTACCACAGTGTAGGTCAGCAGCTAGGAGAACGCTTTATTTATCGACGGGAGACATGCACCAACCGACTAAAAATTACGCAGACCGCAGTAAAAAATCTCTTAACAAACAAATCCCAAACCAATGAACTTGCAGAACTTGAACGTCAATTTATACAGTTTATACAAGAACTCCCGCTGGTTACCGTAAGTGAACTCCACTGGGACGATGAAATGTTTAACCGGATTACGATTGGCGCTGATTTTGCCGCGTTGGTGAGGTCACACGTAGCGAGAGAGCGCGGGGGGTATGACCCACAAAGTCTTGCGTTGCCCGAGGTTGGCGCTAGATTTGGTTTGCAGATTTCCCAGTGCATAGCGGGATATTGCATTGCTAATGGGATCGACACGCCAGGGGACGACGCTTGGAATTTCGGGGGAGCACGAGTATTGCGGGATACATTGCCCATGCCTATTTGCGCATTGTTATATACATTGTGGAGTAAACATTATGAATGCGTAAATACGACAGGCGGTATACCCTTGTTTGGGCTAGAACAGTTGGGAAGGGACACGCGTTTAGGCACAAAATCCGTTCGGTCTATACTGCTCGACTTAGAGTTGCACGGCCTAGTCGGAAAAATGCACTCTAATCGCGGGGGGAGTCGCAGCACAAAGTTCTACCTTAATAAGACCACTCTTGAAAAAATTAATTATCTCCGCTTGTTCGATGGCTATTCGTTGTCTCCGTTTGAACTGGATTTGCCTGATGGGGTGCCCGCTGACGGCCATTAAAAATAACGCTTGACATTCCATACTACAATATGTTATACTGCGGCAAAGGAGAATAGCGTGAGTTTCGACAAACATTATCCAAATAGAAAAGACCGCAGAAAACAATACTACCGCAGTAAGGCGTTTGACCGCTCTTGCCGTCCAGGTGGTGATTGCCCATGGTGCATTGGTAATCGCATGCACAAAAATAAAAAGCGACTGCAAAGCGCAAAAGACCAGGAGAAATACGAATAAACAAAATGGTTGACATTCACGCGTATTCATGGTATAATGAATTCAAAGGAGAAAAGCACAACCATGGATAAAATAGAGGAAGTCGCAAAAAACCTAATCAAAAAACTTGAAGACCCGGACAGTTTACCCGCGCCTTTTCCATTACAGTGGTTAGGAAAACGTTCTGCAATTCCATTTTTGCACACGTTGCCGTTGCGGTCCATATTGACCCCCTGGAATATTACCCTTAGCGCACAAGCTACCTATGGTGGACTACCCGAACCTCAATATCGAGGACTGACTTATTTTTACCCTGATAACAGCATTGAAATTGAAATGTACGCCCGAAGCGTTAATACTTGGATACACGAACTTATGCATGTGGCCGCAACAAAGAATGGAAGAGATCCTGGCGCAAAAAGCATCGATAGTTACGGTATTGACCACTTGTGGATTAGAGATGAAACAATAGCGGAATTCGGCGCTGCCATAGCACTAACTTGCCTGAACATGGAAGAGCACGTGGATATTGGAAGGTGTTTCCACTATGTTAGATGTCATTTGGCGCATTTGCCTTACCCAAGGACAGTAGCGACGAAATGTAAATCAAATCTCCCTTTAGTGTGCAGCGACGTAGAAACACTATTAAGAACCGCGGGAGTTGAAACATGCTAACAAAACAATCACCAAGCCAACTTCGCCTTTTACTGTGGGACACTTGCAACAAGCGCTGCGCGGGATGCTGCAATAAAGATTGGGATTTACTTGCACTCCCAATATGCAAAAACTACAAACCCTACAAAACAATTATGCTAACAGGCGGAGAGCCGATGTTGTTTCCAACCAAGGTCCACACTACCATTAATCAAATTCGCAGGTCATCCAAAGCGATGTTATACTTATATACTGCACGTGTCATCAATACACAAGCAACTATTCAAATTTTACAAAAAATAGACGGCATTTGTGTAACTCTGCACGACCAGTCGGATGTTGCACCGTTTTTTAAGTTGGCGTCCGCAGCCCGAGGATTGCGTAAAAGTCTCCGTGTAAACATATTCGACAATGTGGATATTGGTTTGCGAAAAATTCCTACCCATTGGCGAGCAAAAACCAACATAAAACGAATACCTAATTGTCCAATACCGGATGATGAAGTTTTCATGCGCATTTAATTTTTAAAAGGATCACAAACGAATATGACGTGCATTATTGGGATTAACGATGGAAAGAAAACATGGATAGGCGGTGACAGTGCATCCTCTGACACCCATACAATCCACTCTGTCCACACAGAAAAAGTATTTAAAAAGGGTAAGTTTATTATCGGAATTTCCGGAGCATGGGAAGCAAGCAACGTTATGCGATATCGTTTCAATCCTTCGCCAATAAAAAAGGGAGTCAGCGTAGATAAATACATGCACACCATCGTGTTTGATCACATCCGTCGAATATTTAAGCATGCTGGGCATCTTACAATAAGCAGTTCAAATGAATCCCAAAACGGAACAATCTTAATTGGAATAGGAAAGCATTTGTATCTATTGCAGTCTGGCCTAAGTTTAGTGGATTACTCCAACAATTTTGAAGCCACTGGATCGGGAGGTGCCGTTGCATTAGGTGCCATGGCGGCTACCAAGGAGTTACTGCCCGAAGAACGAATAATGAACGCCTTGGAGATTGCTGCAAAGTATACTACGTGCGTACGCGGCCCTATGAAAGTATTAAGCACATGACTAAGAAAATAAGCAATCCGCCCCACAAACCACAAGGACTCCTGAATGTCTGAACTAGACAACAGATATGCAGTAAGCGCTGAAACCGAAAGCCCTAACGACTCTAGTATTTACGTAGGAGTGGATTACAGTTCAGATGACTTTTGCATTGAATGCGGCGTGGACTTCGCCAACCTGGATAAGAATACGGAACTCGCATTCGACGAAGAAGAGAACGGCCCTTACTGCCCAGTGTGCTTTGAGTTTGTTCTTTCCGCACTCTCTGAATTTCAGGGATTTTAGCGCATGACAAAACCAAAATCCATAAGCAGAGACGCGCAGCACTCCCGATTTTTAGATTTGGAGTCCCAACACATTGAGCAACGTCTTTGCGCGGAAGCGCTGATCAATCCCGCCTTCATGGGCATGGATGACGAAGAATGGAACACGCACGTCCTGGACAGCGTTTTTTCCGAGCAATGCGCGAACCGAAAAGATGAACTATTCAAAGAGCGATGCGTTCAAGCGGAACTGGTGAACGCGGATCCCGAATATTCGAATGCGCAAACCCAAATAAAGCTAAGTGAATCCCAACGACGTTCAAAGAAAATCCTAAAGAAGATCGCCACACTGGTGGACGCCCATTCCCATAAGCGCGAGTAGCAACACTCCTGGAGGAAAACAATATGGCTAAAACAAAATTCAACAGGCTTACAATACCCTATTCCCGCAAATACCAACTCGAAAAAACCGACGAACTTTGCTGGACCATCCAAGAAAAGAAAACCAATGAAAAAACAGGCGTATCCACATGGAGAACCGTAAGTTACCACGGAACACTGCGAAAAGCATGCACGAACCTTGCCCAACGCGTAACCGACCAAGGTGACTCTGAAA